CCGGGCTTAGAGATAAATGAAACTGGCTTGATCAGAGGATATCCAAAGCCTCCGTTTACTACTGTAAATCTTCCACTAGTCAATACAGCCTCAATCGCAGTTACATCAAATGTGATTACTTGCTTTAGTACTGTAGGATTTGTCACCGGTAGACCTATAATCTTTTCTGGCACATCATTCGGAGGAATAACCCCCGGTGTAACATATTACGTTAGAGAAGTGTTTCCTGATGGCACCTCATTTACTATCTCAGCTTCTCCGGGCGGAAGCGAGTACATATTGTCAGATGACGTTGGCTACCTGAATACCTCACTACCTAATGTGTCACAAGGACAACCTACAGTTCAGACATATTCGTTTACTCTACAATTAGTCAGTCCATTAGGCAATGACTCTAAGACGTACTCTATTACTATCGCAAACCAGAATGCTCCATCATCATTGGGCGGAGACAATAAACCAGCTAATACTAGAGTCCCTACAATCTATAATACTAGACCGCCGACATATAATATCGGTGTAAATGACGTTGACTACAGCTATTATATTTTACCACCTGATGGTAATGGTACAACATATCCTACCACTACTCCTGCTTATATAGGTAAAATCACAAGTGACAACGAGTTCGCATTTAAGATCATGGGACATGATTTTGACAACAATGAATTACGATATGTATTTGCTGATTTGCCTTTAGGTTTATATGGTGATCCAGTAACTGGCTGGATTAGTGGAAACCCTGTCATAAGTGATAACTCTATCAACAAATTTACGTTTAGTGTATCAGCGCAGAAGGTTTTAAACCCGGCATTGTCTACGCCGTTCGTAAACTTTTCTTTCATTATTAGAAATGATGTGATTGGTGATATTACATGGTTAACTCCTAATGAGCTAACTACTATCACAAATGGAGCAGTCAGTACAGCAAAAGTACAAGCAATATGTGATGTTCCATTAAAGTATAGATTAGTAGAAGGCTCACTCCCACCTAACTTAACGCTACTAGATAATGGAGAAATCTCAGGTGTAGTAGCATATCAGCCAACCGAATATATCTTATCGACTGGCGACACAGCAAACTTTACGTTCACTATACAGGCATACTCAGAAGATTACTCAGTAGTTAACTCAACTAAAACGTTTAACTGGGCTGTAGATATTAAGTTTGGACAACCAACAGATACCTTGTACATCAAATGTACTCCTAGTATCAGTGATCGAAACTTGCTGGCAAGCTTGCTCGACAATACTACTATCATCCCAGACGAATATCTCTATCGTCCAACCGATCCTTACTTTGGAAAATCATCTAACGTAGTCTATGAACATGCTTATGGCATATATGCTAGTGAATTCGAAGACTATGTAGCAGCAGTAACTAGAAATCACTACTGGCGTCAAATTACCTTAGGCGAAATCAAGACTGCGGTTGCTCGTGATGAGAATGGAGTAGTTATTTACGAAGTCGTTTATAGCGAAGTCATAGACAACTTAGTGAATCCAGCAGGACAAAGTGTAAGCAAAGAGATTTATTGGCCTAGACCTATTCCATTAGAGTTGGGGCCGTGGTATACTAGCGAAGAAAACATTTTCTCTAGTTATAGCTTACCTGACTATTATACATCGCTTACGCCAGGCGTAGCAAGAAATCTATATCCAAACAGCCTACAAAACATGAGAGAGCAAGTAGGTGAAGTGTTGGGTCAAGAATATAATTCTGAAATCTTACCCAAATGGATGACTAGTCAGCAGAACGACGGTTCTACTACTGGCTTCGTGCCCGCTTGGGTAATCTGCTATACTAAGCCCGGCTTTGCTGAGACAGTCAAGAACAACATCAACACATTATGGGTCGATCCAGTAGGACATCCTTACTATCTAAACGCTATTAACTTCAAGATCGATAGATTCACTGTTGACAAGAGTACCACATTCGACTACGATACTACGCTTAATCCTCCTGCTTGGACAGGATTACCTAGCGCAAGTCCTACACCCGAACCATTAGATAGTCAAAACTTCTATGTGTTATTCCCTAGACAAACAATTTTGCCGGATAATACACAATACTAAATACATTACGGAATTGAGAGAATATGAGTCAGATTAACACAAACGGAATCAATACTAACTATCCTGTCCCGGGAACTAATAACAGTTCTCAGGGGTTCAGAGATAATTTCGCACAGATTAGAAATAACCTAAACACGGCTGCTACGGAAATCACTGATTTACAGAATAAAGCCGTATTGAAAGCCGCATTAGACAATTCAGTACTCAATAATGACATGGCTAATACTCTTATTAGCAATGCTTCTACTAAAGGTTTCAGAGCAACTACTTACAACTTGGGCAACGCATTGTCAGGCACAGTATTAGTTGACGTAAATCGTGCGGACGTACAATATGGTAGCGTAGTAGGTGACGTTCAATTCCAGTTTGGCGGTTGGGCACCTACTAATACTGAAAGCAATGTAGTATTGCGTTTATCAGTTGCTAACAATCAAGCAAATATTTCTCTTCCTAGCCAGTGTGTTTCAGCAAATAACAACTTTGGTGTAGTATTACTAGAAAACTATGCTAATATTTCTAACACTGCTACATTAACTGCCCCTGCTAATACAAGCATTCTCGAATATACCTTTAGCACTATTGACTGCGGCAATACTATTTCAGTTGAACCAATCAATAGACCATTCCAAACAACACAGGTTATTACTCGTGATCCTCCCTCAACAGGAATTCAGGGCGACAAGAATGGTACAGTAGCAGTAAGCACAGCTATTGGTCAGGTAGAAGCTACTGTAACAGCTAATACTCCAACTGTGATTACAGCAAACACATTTACATCTACAAGCAGCACAATTAGCGGTACAACTCTTACTATTGGTACACTATCTACTGGAACAATTGCTCCGGGTATGTTGCTCAGTGGTACGGGTGTGACTGCTAACACATACATCTTAACCAATATCAGTGGCACCGGCTCAGGTTCGACCTGGACCGTCAGTCAATCGCAAACAGTAGCATCAACTGCTATCGACGGCAGCACCGGTATCGTAGGAACAACTCTTACTGTGGGTGTAGAAACATCAGGAACTGTTCAAGAGGGTATGATTCTATCAGGATCGGGCGTCACAGCAAATACTTGGATCGTAGAAAATCTTAGTGGCTCTGGCTCAGGGTCAACGTGGAGAGTTAGTGCGACACAATATGCCGCACCAGCAACAATCAACGGTAACATAGATGTAGTTACTGTCAGTGACACAACCGGCTTTTATCGTGATATGCCGATCACATTTACCGGTACAACATTTGGTGGAATCACTGCTGGAACGACATATTATGTTAAGGAAGTGGCCGATAGTAACTCTATCACACTTTCATCTACTCCAGGCGGCGCTATGTTAACACTAACGGATGCTTCTGGAACAATGTACGGCAACCCTGCTTCTTATCTATATGTATGTACAGATGATTTCAATTCAACTGTATATTCATTAAAAGAAGCAACTAACACATATGAGACAACTAACGTTGTTAAAATGGTTAACACCAATGATTTAGAAGTTAATGCTCCTATCGTATTCACTGGAAATGTTTTTGGTGGGTTAGTACAAGATCAAGTATATTACATTAAGTCAATTGATTCAGGTAACGCTAACATCACTATCAGCCAAACTCGCTTTAATGGAGTTGCTGGATCAGAAGTATTGCTTTCTACAGATTCTGGAAATTGCTCAGCAACCGTTTATATAGGCAATGATATTTGGAAGAGAATTCAACTTTCGTCTTGGTAATGTATGGAACATCCTTTTCTAAATAAGTCTGATCTTAAGGATCTATCGGTAGAGCAATTACAAGAAAAAATGTCAAGCTTGACAGAAAAGCTTACATTTGCTTATAGAACAGGAAATGGACCATTGATACATCAATTACAAATGGTTCTAGAAACCTATAGAAATCAATTCACCACTAAAATGGATGAATTGTTTGAAAAGCAAAACATAAAAAATAAGATCAACATTGAATCAGATAAAAAATGATTACACGAATTGAGAAAGACATGTATTTTGTATCGGGAGTTCACTTTGACGGGAATTTCCACATCAATTCGTATGACATTACTTTATCAATGCTAGTAGAAACTGATCTTCCCAAAGAACATACTACTGCTATCGAACGATTAGACTTTTTCATTAAGAATGTTGTTACTAATAGTGTTTTTGTCAAAGAAGAACACATTGACAGCATCGACAGATATCTAGACGCCGGCATAGAAGTGATCACCCTACCCGAAGAACCATATGATCAAGTGGTTGCTTTAGCATTATTATTGAAGCTTAACGCTATCATGGAGAACAGAATCAAAATTACTGACATAACAGTAGGCTCATTGCTTGGGGAAGGTATCAGATATCCTATCGTAGCTGAGACTGCTGAGAATGCCGAAATGTTCTCGACTCAGGGCTGGTGGTATGAGAACGACACTAGCACAAGAAACAAAAATATATTAACCTTTGAACCAGAAAACAATGTCGTTAAGCTGTTTGACGATAGCGAATGGGCAAAATTAAATCTCTCCTGGAAGGATAAGCCAAAAAACGGCTTGATTTAATCGAAATTACGTGTTATAATAACACTATGATCATAGATAAGTATGGGCAATATGTGTATGACGAACAAGACCTATTGGACTTGTATCTATCTAACACTGACTTTTCCACGAACGAACCCATATTAGTAACGAAAAGCATACATTTCGATGATTCATTGGAACTCGACTGCCTACCTAAATTAGTAGAATACGTAACAGATACGTCTACAGTTCAAGAATTCGATGAGCGGTGTCGCAATAATTGGTTTCTGCCCGACGAGTACAAAACCTTTGACATTGCTAAATTCATATTAGATCAGTGTAGCAATGAAGCAGAACTACAGCGGGCTGGAAAAGAACTATTACTGTACCAAGAGCGTGATATGTTCATTCTCTTACAGTACCTAAAATATCTCGTAGATACTATGAGAGCAAATAATATCGTATGGGGTGTGGGAAGAGGGTCAAGCGTAGCTAGCTTTGTTCTTTTCTTAATAGGAGTTCACAAGATTAATAGCTTGTATTATGACCTGCCCATAGAAGAATTTTTGAAATAGTAGCAGTTTTATTGAATAAATACAACAATAAGGAGCTAATAAAATGGCAGTATATAGAACAGCACAAGGAAAGAGAATCGACATGTCCGCGCTAGCCGCTCGTAATGAGCGTACTAGAGCAGTCGGAAATATGAGCGTTAACGCTCGTGGTGACACTATTGACAGTCACGGTCGTGTTGTCGTTCCTGTAACTAAGAAAGTCGGTGACAAGTATCAGCGCACCGTAAGTAACCGCGCAGCAAACTTGGCTAAGCGTAAGGAAGATTTGATGAAGCCTATTGAATCTGCTCCTGCTCCAGAAACCAAGCTTGATATGAGCGACGAAGTAGAATTGCTAGCAGATGAACTAGAAATTGACGATCTAGCTGAATTTGAAGTAGAAATCGAAGAAATTAAAAAAGCAGAAGTAGAAGCACAAACTAAGAAAAAGTAATTATGGCAAACCAAGTACACGCTACACACGCAAAGATTAAAAGAGCAACTTTTAAACCGACCAAGGGTACCATTATCGTTCACGGTATGGAATTCAAGGAACGTTTAAGTCGCGGTGGTCTTATCCTTATGGACGACGACATGAAAAGTCAAGGAATTCGACCAAGATGGGCGCAAGTCTATGCGGTCGGTTCCGATATTACAGATGTTAAAGTAGGCCAATATATTATGATAGCACACGGTCGCTGGTCACGTGGGATAGCAATTGAAGACGAAGACGGCGAGAAAACGATCCGTAAAGTAGATCCAAATGATATTTTATTAGTAAGTGATACACCAGTAAACGATTATACAATGAGTGATAAGATCATCGCATAAATGTGAATTGGGAAATGAGAAACAATCCCCCAGAGCTGCGGCCCCGGATCATTTCCCAATTCATTTGACAATTATTAACCTATTTGCTATATTAGCATCATGACCCAAAAGCCTAGCACTACAACCATTATTACAGCAGTAGCAGCAGTAGCCGCAACTGCTGTTGCCTCATACGCATTATTCAAGCTTCATCGATCGGTTAAGGAACTAGAAGACCTTGCTCTCGATTTCGGAAACGACGATGGGCTAACCTCGATGCTTACTCCCAAGTATAATAAGAAAGACTGAACATGAAGAACCAGTTGTGGGTAGAAAAGTATCGCCCAAATAAGGTAGAAGATTATGTCTTTGTTGACGAAAATCAGAAGAAAACTGTACAGCAGTGGATTTCTGATCAGTCCATTCCTCATCTATTGCTTTCAGGTGATCCTGGAACAGGCAAAACAACGCTGGCGAAAGTTCTCATCCACGAACTAGGCGTAGAAGACTATGACGTACTAGAAATTAACGCTAGTCGTGAAAACGGCATCGATAACATGCGTGAACGAATTAATGGTTTCGTTCAAACTATGCCTTTTGGCAGATTCAAAGTCGTTCTATTAGACGAAGCTGATTATCTTACGCAGCCTGCTCAGGCAGCACTACGTAATGATATGGAAGCATATCACCAAACAGTTAGATATATTCTAACTTGTAACTATCAGCACAAGATTATTCCTGCTCTTAAGAGTCGTTGTCAGGAATTTCATATCGCTAAGCCCGATATCACTGAATATACAACTCGTGCTGCTACAGTTCTTATTACTGAAAACATTGAATTTGATCTTGATGACCTCGACACGTATGTTCGCGGTTGCTATCCCGATCTTAGAAAGTGTTTGAATCAGTTACAGCAAAACAGTATTACTGGTAAGCTTAGTAAGCCACAGTCTACTGGTAGTGGTGAAGATGAATTGTTGGTTGCTGCTACTGATCTATTCAAG